TTACTTTGACTTTTTATTCTGACCGCCCACTACCGGAACAATGGGAATTTTTCGGTCGTAGCGCGCCGTTTGCCCGATAGTCATGTGCCCGGATATCGCTTGTTTCTCCGCCAATGTTCCATCCAGATCTGAAACCCCTTTCGCTTTCAGGTCGTGAAACGTGAAATCGAAACTTAAATGGGGGAACGCCAGTACCGCCGCTTCTTTGGCCTGCTGCCATCTACTGTTAAAACCATCACGGGTGTATCGGCCGCCATTCGCTTGGTGGATTACATACATGCTGCTGATGCCCTCTTTTAGTGGCAGGTTTCGGGCGTTAATCACTGCGGTCCGCAATCTATCCGTCCACGCCTTGATTTGCTTTGCGCCAGTCTTACCCTGAGCAATAAATATACCCTCGTCCAAAATTTGCTTTTCCGTCAGCGCCAGTACATCCCCCTGTCTTGCTAGGCAAAGGTAAGCGATCTCCATTGCAATTTGAACAACGGGCGGCGCAACAGAATACAGCGCGTTATATTCATCATCAGTAACATACCTATCCCGCGCGACCTCTTTAAATTGCTTCACGCCCTTGCACGGATTTCCTTTGCACAACCCGCGTTCATACCCCCACCTGTAAACGCGAGATATGAACGCCTTTTCCCTGTTAGCTTGAGTCTTGCTTTTTACCCCGCGATTATCCATGTATTTCCTGATGTGCTCAGGCTTAATTGAATCTGGAGACATGGAACCGAATACAGGGCTGATTTTTGCTGAATACTTCCGGTAATCCTTTTGCGTTTCAATTGCGAGATCTAAAAAGTCAGGCGACTGCATAAATCGTTGCGTCAGTCGATCCAGGTTGAATTTTTCTTCATGATAATTACTCGCCTCTTGGTATTTCTCCCATATTAATGGTATGGGGGAGTCCAGTGGACATAGTGATATTGAGCCACCACCAAAAGGGTGAAATTCATATTTGCTTTTCCCGCGATATACGCGTGGTGGCAATGCGTTATCGCGTGGATCCTTGCGTTTTCTTGGCATATTACATTGCATCAAAGTTAGGTTGTTCTTCTTCTCTTTCGACTTGTTTTTCGCTTGCTGAGAGATTTGCGTTAATCACCGCCCATGTGACGCCAGGCCGACCGTTTCGGCGTTTGATGAACGATATGCCTGATCGTGATAGTGCGGCGCACTGCTTCGACGGATATTTATAACCCGTCAGCTCGATCAATTCTTCGTCGCTTAATAGGGCGTTTTCTGTGTTCATTATTTTTCCCCAACGATTTTATTATTTCATCGGCATCACGGCAGGCATTATCTATATCCTGCTGAGTCAGGGTTTTATTTCTGACGCTGCAGGCTAGTCGGCCTATCTTGATGTCGAATTCCGATAATAGGCGGTTGCCCGGTTGCCATTTTTTATACATAGTGACCTCCATTAAGAAGGTCACCATTTTATTTGTGATGTCGTATTATTTTTGATTATCAATAATACGTTTTTCGACAACCGGTGGGCTGCTACTTATGCGCACATCATCAGGTAGGTCGTAATAAACATCCGCCCTGTGGTGAGTGATAATCCGCCCAACCCTGCCATCTGGCAGGGTGAGGTATGTCGGCTTGTGTGGGTGGTGAGTCCGTTTTAGCATTGGTTTTGCCTCGGCGTTATCGTACCTGTAGTGACTGCTGCCCGATCTCAATATGAGCGCCGGGGACATCAACGCCGTTTTCGATGGCCTCTTTAATCGCTTTCTTATCAGGAGCAACAAGTGTTTGGACTGTAACGAGCTCGTCAGGCAAAAGGCTTTCGTTGTCGATGATGACACTGGCAACTCCTTTACGCGCCGTGAACGTGTTGCGCGGCGTCTTGAGCGATGACAGCCCGGCGGCAAGAAGGCAATCCAGCGCGTATTTTTTCAGCTGCTTTTCCCTGTTTTCGAATGAGCGCTTACGTTCAGCCAGACGCTTGGCTTCTTCGTCACACGTCTTTGCTTGACCCTGCAGATTGCGGACGTGAATCATGATCGCGTCCATTTTTTCGGACAACTCAATTTCAAGCCCAGACATTGTGTCAGCGATCATTTCCGGGGTCAGTTCATCTGATGTTTCCAGCAGTTGCTGTAGTTTTGCCATATCGGCGGCAATTGCGATAGCTGTGGTACTCATGCTTTCTCTCCTTCGTTGGTTTTCAGCGCAGCAATGCGCGCGTCTTTCAGATCGTTCAGGCGGCGCAGGCGGCCAGACAGGTATTTAGCGTGGTCGCTGTCGCCGTTGGCTTCGGCGTTCTTGCGGTGGACTTCGACTTCACGAGCAATGATGCCGTAGACCTTGGTTGTCTCATTTTCACTGACTGCTGATTTTATTGTTTCAGCGACGCGGCTTAATTTCGCGTCCAGCTCTGAGCGCAATCTAACAGTATCTTCCGCCTTATCGCTGGCAGCCTTAATATCAAACTCGATTTTGTTCTCTGTGATGTATTCGCTGTCATCGAATAGGCCGGTATAAACATCAGCGCTGAAACCTAATGCCGATAACCCTTTGGTTATTGCATCGGTTAAGCTCTTTTTCCCCACCTCGTCATCGCATGTCATGCCACTATTTGTGGCATACAGGTATTTCGTATGCCCAAATGCAGGAAATGAACCCGAATTACCATTAAAGGTGTACCAAAGGTTTATGCGTATGGTGTGGTTTAACGCTCTAATCAGGCTACCGTCTCCATCACGCATGGGTCGTCTATTTATTTCCCTGTTTGATTCATCAAAAACCGGCTCCATTAGCGGCAGCCCGGGATCAAAACGTTCCTCAATAATCTCAACACCCCAGCCTATTCCGAATGGCCCGAAAATCTCGGTTGCCCTCATAATTTGATATGTTGGGTTAACGCTGGTTACAGAACGAATTAGTTCACGATCCTTCCCTTTCCCCCTCCATGTCTCTTTGCGCTTCGTTCGCGCCGGATCAGTTCGATGAACCCGTTTCCATATGCTCAGGTTTTCCTGCGCTGCCTCTGACTTTTCAGCGATATCTTTTTCAATCGCGGCGGCCCGAGACTGGAATTCATCGGGTGTCACGCTGGCCTTACCTGGTTCGACTTCTTTGATTCGATGGACGCCTGGTTCAACTCCATCAGATCCCGCATAAATCCCATACCCCATTTCATCAAGCGCCTGGCGGGCCTGCTGCGCGACGCCGGCCGCCGGCTCACTATGGGCCACTTCCGTTTTTTCTCCCTGATTTGATGCGCCAGACTCCTGACTGATAAGCCCGTCGATGGAGAACCGTCCGCCGCCAAGATTTTGGATTTCGGGCTGGGGTTCCTGTGGTGCGGGCGGCGCCAGTTGGGTTTCCTCAATTTCCGCCGGTTCCAAACCGACCCGCCAGCCAGCCAGCGCAGCATCAACAAATTGATGGAGCGCATTTGCATCACTGATGATTTCAGGCCGTTTTTTTGCGGCGCGTACGATGCTGAAAATCAGCGATGCGGGGATAAACAGAGCATTGCTCTGTGTGCGTAGCTCCATCGAGAGTCGCTTAAACAGCTGATCCGAATCCTCTTTGATCAGCTCCTTCGCCCGGGCCACATCAGCGGCTGGAACAGCGTCGATGCTGTCAGCGCTGGTAACCAGACTCGTGGCGATGGCAATATCCAGACGCCCAAAATCAGACCACACCCGCGCTGATGATAGCGGCGATGTTGATTGTGGTATCACCGCTGGTTCCCGCTTATCTACGGCCTTACCGTATATCCTGTCATTGACGAACGCGCTGGCCTGCGCCGCATCAATCGGCGGGCTAAATTTTTTCTCGATCTCGGCAACAAGCTCGGTTACGCGGGCCGGGTACATTGCGGCCACGGCTGGATACTGTGACAGCACTCTAACGATTGTGTGCGTGTCGTCATCACCGGATTCGTCATCAGCGAAAAAATCGAGGACGAGAGAATAATCATGGTCATCCAGATCGGTTTTACCGAGCAGCACCAGCGCCGCGATTTTCTCCTGCAACGACAACTCGGCGGGGCGGGTGGGCGTTGGGTCTGACTTACGTGTCCATACACCATCTACCAGTTCGTTTTCGTCCATAAAGTCGGTGCTAAAAAAGCCAATGCCGGGACGGGGTGAACCGACACGATCCTCCGTAATAGTCGGATTGAAAAAATTGTCACTTGCGCCTGGGTGGAGCTCTTCAAGCAGCATCGTTGCTTTCATTGCGGCCAGCTTCTGGTTTTTCGCCTCGACAAGCGTCGCCATCGCTTTGGCTCCATTCTTGAGTGCCGATTTTTTCGGTTCGTGCGATGCAACATACATAGCCATTTTTTTATTCCTCCATCACCACAAAAGCACCCGCATCATTTACGGTGTACTTAACCCCAGCACAGATACCGTTTTCGCCGACATACGCAGTAGCGAACCGAATTCGCTCGCCGTCGTTATACGGAACAGCAGCGCAACCACCTTCACCCAGCAGGATGTATTCAACGCTTCCTGCTGCAGCCACAACGCTATTAGCACCAGATGCTTCGATTCGTGCCCAGTCACCGCTGGAGCCGATTTGTGCCCCGTCACCGCTGGAGCCGATTCGCGCCCGGTCACCGCTGGAATCACTATCGCCATCAACACCGGCTGGCGGAAACTCCATGTTGTTCAGGGATTCTGTCAGCTTGTCGGTGGCGGCGGTTTCCGCTTTCGGAAATGACGGGTCGCTCCAGTACGAGCCGTACATTTTGTTAACCAACCAGCGAGCATCATCAAACCGATTGTCATCAATCAATGCCTGATGCACGGCAGCGTATACACCACCCTGTGGGAACTTCTCCAGAAACCACGCGTAACCGCCACGGCACGCGTCCCATGCTTTCACTTGCTCTTTCGTTATGTTCATTGGTTTTGCCTTGATGAGTTTGTAATTAGCGGCTGGTCATGGCCGCGGGGGAGTGCTCAATGCATTGCAGGGTTTTAATTTGGTCTTCAATCTCCGCCGCTTGTGCGTGAGCTGAATTGATGATGTCCAACTGGCGGCTTCGTAGTTGCTCGATGCGTTTTTGAGCAACATCGGCGCCAGACAAAATCGGGGCGGGGATGGTGATCTCAATCACCTCAACCAGCGTAAATCCGTTCCACTGTGACATGTCACAGGTAGCAACAAACGGAGCCGGATTAAATTGATTGTGATGGATGTACAGCTTGACTGTGATATCTGGCGCTTTCATAGCGATCCCTTTATACTGTGATGACCAGTGACGGCCACGGTTGTCATTGGTTTTGCCTCGGCGCGGGGTGGTTCCCGCGCTGTTCCTGATCGGTTTGGTCGCCGATTGGGGTGAAGGAGCCCGCGCAAGCGGGCTTTTTTGCTTCACAACACAACACGCTCTGGCCTTTTAAAACCGAATAGACCCGATTTATCAGAGTGCGCTGTGGTGTGAAAAAGGGCGGATAGGGAAGGTGAGAACCCACACCGCCAAGGCTTCACACAGCTTACTGGCAAGGATCACGGTAATGACGTGATTCAGTTGTGACGCCCGGAATCGAACCGGGCGGCGGGTAGGGTTTCCCGCCGATCACCTGATAACCACAACGGTAAGAGCACCTGCTGGACTCGAACCAACACCACGGCCATCGCCATTGCCGTTAACGGATGCTACCTATTACACCAAGGTGCTCTTATCTGTTGTGTGCTGTCTTTCCAGCTGTCACCGACCTATCGCCTCGGCGCGCTACTTAGTGGACATTTATGAAGACCGTCTTGAAGTAGTAAGCCATCCAGTCTTGAATTTGGTGACCCGTAACGTGGGTCTGACGGCACTTTAAGCCTCACGGGGCATTCTTTGCGCGGGATGTGGTGCGAAACCGCGTTCACTGCCGTGACAGGGAGGGCTACTTGTCGATCACCTTCTCCAGAACACGCCACCCGTAATGCTGGGCGGGTCGACCAGTTCCGAACCGTTGGCCTCACCGGGTGTGGTTGGGCCTTAATTCGTGCCGGTTACGCTATCCGGCGTCGCTTCACCGACCCAACCAGGTCAGAATTTACGACCGAACCTCTGGTGTTAGCGCAGTCTTTCCCGCTGTCAGAACTCATTACCCAAACTACTGCGGTCATTGGTTTTGCCTCGGTGCGAATCATCCCGGTCTTCATACGCTCCGGGCCGCTACTTCGTGGGCGTCCTGCCTGTTCGCTGTCGTTGGAATAACCTTAACTAAAGGTAAGTAAAAAGGCAAGCAAAAATACTTTCAAAAAGTTAAGTTGGCGAGCAGAAGTTATTATGCCAATGATTTTTAATTATTTTTTGTTTGATTTTTTTCTAGCCATTAACAGCTCTTCGAAGAGTGCGTTAAATCCATCCACTTTCTGCTCAAGATCTGCCAGATGACGCTCTTTTTCCGACTCAGGTAGAGATTCAAACAAATCCAACAGTTTACGCTGTCTGTCATCCAGCTCTGTCGGTAATTCTTCCGGTGCCGCCGGGGTGCTGGATTCATCGCCGTACAGCAGCCACGTGGGTGAACATCGGAGCGCCCTGCTCAGCGAAAAGAGGTTTTTGCCTTTAGGCTGAGAATCGCCATTTTCCCACTTGAATATCGTCACATGGGAAACCTTCACAGCATCAGCCAGGCGCTGCTGTGACATGTCCATTTCAGTTCGTCGCGCTCTAATGCGCTCATTCAGTGTGTCTGTCTTCATGTGCTTAATATAAATTATGTTGACTTAGCTTTTATTAAGTCTTAAATTCCAAACTAAAGTTACAGGTGTGGAGGTATTCGTGTTTAAAAATGACGCAATAAAATTTTTCGGCAGTAAAACAAAGCTGGCCATTGCTGCCGGTGTGTCGCAGGCGTCCGTGTCTCGTTGGGGGGACGTAATACCTGAGCGACGGGCGGCGCGGCTCGACCGTGTTACCAACGGTGCACTGCGTTATGACCCTGATCTCTACCAGCGTCATAACGATACCCAGGGTTAACCCCAAAATCTGATTATCAAAAATCAATGCGTAGGAGACGCGGAATGGATATCAGGGATTTAAAAAACGAGGTTGAGGGATGGGCCGCAGAAGCGGGGCAGGAGCGAGTAGCGATAGAGATATCGCGGGCGCTGGCGGAGTTGGGAGGTCATCCGGGCATCAAGTTGCACGATATCGAGTGTGGCGACGTCTGGCGGGCCATCAACAACAACCGGCAGCAGATTTTCCGCTGGCTGCGTAGCGACACGCGGGCAGCTGACAGAAAAATACGGGCGCTGGAATCAGCAATAAAACGGGCATTACCAGCAGAACGCCGGGCGCGGCTTGAGTCGAGCGCGATGTACTTAGTTGCTATTGCCATCCGTGAATTTTTTGAGGCTGTGATTGCGATTCTTCTTGGCGATTGTGACATGTCACAGCGACTAGCAACGGCAAACGCAGCAATAGCAGCTGTAGCGCCGGTACTACAACAACGGCTGACCACCGTTTAAGCAGAGGCAAAACCAATGACCACTATCACGTATTGCAATGGTTTCCGGTTAGACGGTAACCCGGCGCATATCGCAGATATCGTGCCAATTTTTGAAGAGCGGCGTGAAGCCGCCCGCTCAGCGTGGGAGCAGTACGAGCAGCGCAAGGCCGAGCTGTGCAGCGAAAACCTGACGCCGGATCAGTATCAAGCAGCGTGCCGAGCTATCGCTGAGGCGCTGGGGGTGTGACGTGAGTATGCAATTAATGGCAAAGGCCATGAGCTGCAAAGTGGGTAACCCGCTACGAAAGCTGGTCCTGATTAAACTGGCGGATAACGCGAATGACAAAGGCGAGTGCTGGCCGTCATACCAGCACGTAGCCGATCAGTGCGAATGCAGCAAAAGCGCGGTGAAAGCCCACATCACCGCATTGATAGATATGGGTTTTCTCTCTAAAGAAAACCGAATCGGCGAAAACAGCGGAAAGGGAAACAAATCGAACGTTTACTACCTCACGCTCGATAACCCTGTGCCGTCAGAAAGCACAGCCCCTGTGCCGCCAGAAAACACAGGTATGTCACCATGTGACCCACCTATGGTGCCAGAAAGCACAGCCCCTGTGCCGTCAAAAAGCACCAGAACCTATCACTCTTTTGAATCAGTCAATGAACCAGTCATTGAACCTAAAACACATGGTGCACGAGACGGAAATTATTCAGAACAGTTTGAGTTGTGCTGGAAGGTTTATCCCAAACGCGAGGGGTCAAACCCAAAAAACCATGCATTCAAGCACTTTCAGGCCCGCGTCAAAGACGGCGTAAGTCCTGATGACCTGCTCGCTGGCACTCGGCGTTACGCCGCGTTCTGCGCAGCAAAGGGGCAGACTGGCACGCCGTATGTCATGCAGGCGCAGCGGTTCTACGGCGCAAGCCGTGAGTTTGAAAATAGCTGGGAAGTATCGACCACACCAGCGCCGCGCCAGCAGAAACCGGCGGACACAACGCAAGACATGCTGGGCCGCCAGTACGGGAACGCTGGAGTTAACTGGAAATTCAGAGGTGAATCGCGATGACAACGACTACCGACGTTTCTGAAATCCTGGCTGCAGAGTGCGGGGTGGGACGCCGCTTCACCCGCTCAACACTGGAAAATTTCACCCCTACCAACGAGCAGGCGGAAAACAATCTGGCAGTTTGCCGCCAGTTCATCGGCGAGTGGGAACAGATTTACGAAAACGGCTCCAGCTTGGTGATGACTGGACGCCCCGGCACAGGAAAAACGCATCTGGCCGTCGCAATTATGCGCGCACTCATTGAGCAGCACGACGTAGACACGTACATGACAACTGCACAGCGCATCATTCGCGCAATGCGTGACTCCTGGCGCCAGGGCAGCAACAGGACTGAATACGAAGTGCTGAGTTTTTACTGCGAAAAAGACCTGCTCGTCATTGATGAGGTCGGTATGCAACACGGTACAGACTCAGAGCGCCTGCTTGTATCCGAAGTAATTAATACTCGATACGAACGCATGTTGCCGAACATCCTGATCAGCAACTACACCCGTGATGAGATGGACGGGTTTCTGGGTTACCGGGCGATGGATCGCGTGATGGAGAGTTCAGCTGTGCTGGTGTTTGACTGGGATAGTTACAGGACGGGGCAACATGGCTGATTTTTTACCGCCGCATGATCTCAATGCTGAACAAGCTGTGCTGGGCGGACTGATGCTCAACGATGACGAAGAGCGCCGCGCCGCGGTAATGGCGATGCTCAAACCGGAGTCGTTTTATTCAAAGGCCCATGAGCGGATTTATCGCGGATTGCAGGCGCTGGCAAAAACAGACCGACCAACCGATGCGGTTACGCTGTCAGCTGAACTGACAGCCAGCGGTGATATTGAGCTGGTGGGTGGATTTGGCTATCTCGTCGAGATATGCCGAGTCCCGGCCGCAGCGAACACACTGGCCTACGCCCGGATTGTCCGTGATAACGCAATAGCGCGATACACACAGCGCCAACTGATCGCCTGCACCGAAATCATTATGACCGGTGACGGTCAGCCTGTTGACGAAAAATTGGTGTCAATTCAGCGGATCATGGGCCAGACATTCGAGCACGCGACAAGCGGAAAACGCGGCGGCCTGCGCCCGTTCGCTGATGTGTTGGACGAATGGATGGATGACGTAGATCGCAGGTACACAGACCCAACCGCTGGGGGGCTAACCCTCGGGTTTGATGAACTGGACGAAATTATGGCACCCAAAAACGTGTTGCGTGGTGCCATGGTTGTCGTGGGTGCGCGCCCCAAGATGGGGAAGACCGCATTCTATAACAGAGTCCTCGGGCATTTTGCACTGAATCACAAGCTACCAACCCTGGCGTTTTCTCTTGAGGTTACCGCGCGTGGGATTGTTGAGCGGCTAATCAGCCAGGAAGCTGGGGTTAAATCAGAGATTTTTTATACCGGCGCAGTGGATGAAATGGATATGGCCCGCGCGATGGCTAAGGCACAAGAGCTGGCGGAAACGAATTTGATGCTTGATGACACCCCGTCCATATCGCTGGCCCATATCGTCAACGAATGCCGCAGGGTAAAGCGCCAGCGCGGAGTCATTGGCCTTGTCGCCGTCGATTATCTGACGCTGATGCGCGGTGAGCAGGCAGAGCGTCGGGATCTCAGTTACGGGGAGATTACGAAGGGGCTAAAAGCGCTGGCGAAAGAACTTGATTGTGTTGTGCTGCTGCTAACTCAGCTCAACCGAGCACTTGAGCAGCGAGCCGACAAGCGCCCTCTACCGTCGGACAGCCGCGACACCGGCCAGATTGAGCAAGACTGCGACGTCTGGATCGGGGTGTACCGCGACGCGGTTTATAACGAGAACTCCGACCCTCAACTGACGGAATTGCTATTGCGCATGAACCGGGAAGGAGCAACAGGAACAGCACACACGCTTTTACGCGATGGATATTTCGTAGACACAACACCGGAGGATATCGCACAGAGAAAATCACAAGCGGCAGCACCGCAGCGCGAGCGGCGGTACAGCAAAAAAGAACCGATTCAACCGTTTTAAACCGCGCCTGACCAGCGCCATAAACCAAAAGAGGCAAAACCATGACTACTCAAACCGAAGTCGTCTTCGCAAATCGCGATTGTGTTATCGATGATGGATGTGACTACACGGCCGTTATCCTATGGCAGATGAATCAGCGTGCCCGCGCCATCAGCCGATCAGCGTACATTCCTCGCCCCGCACCGATCCAGGTCACCAAACCCAGAGAGGTGACTGTAAAAAAAACGCGGCAGCGCAAGCCTGAATCAACGCAATACCGCTACGCAAACACTCTGCCGCTCGAATCCCTGATCGCTATCATGACCGGCCGCTGGCTAAGCAGTCAGTCAATATTGGACATCATCAAGACCGAGCATCCGCAGTACACAATCAGCCCGCGCGCTCTCGCGATCCGCATCAACTCGATGCTGGAGAGCCCTAGTGTTGATATCGAAAAGCGCCACATCACTACCGCCAAGGAATACAAGTTAAACAGCGTTGACCCGGTATATCTGGAGCGCTCAAAACGTGGCGGCGGAAAATGACTGCACAGTCCGACTATCTACCAGATGGACTGCCACACAATCGCGGCTTATGGCCCCAGGAATACAGAGAAATGGAGTGGCTAGATCTGCGGGCCAACCAGCTGATTCACGCCCTCGATGACGGTAAGACCAGCCGCCAGCAGGTGGAGGCAGAGATCAGCCGCGTAGCAGAGCAGCACCGGGAACATTTTAAACGCCGCCTGAATCACTGGCGGGAATATCTCAAGAAATAAGGCAAAACCAAATGACAGAACTGACAAAAGAGGCGCTGACCGACGCCATTAGATCCGCAGCAGTCAAAGCGGCATCAACCGACGAACGCCGGGTACTGAATTACGCCGCGGGTGAAATTGAGCGGCAGGGTAATGAAATTGAACATCTAAAATCTTATATGCGGGAACTGACCGAGGCAATGAATCGCGCCCGGCGCACGGCAAAAGAACTGGGCGAAGAAAATCACGCATTACGCAATCCGGCATCGACAGAAAAAATTACTGCTCAGCTGGAAGAACTGAAATACACACGGGTCGAACCTAACGGCTGGACATGCAAAACGCTCGCTCACGGGCGCGTCACTGACGATGTAGCTGAGTCATGGAACGGCGCAATCGATGCTGCAATTCTGACTATCGCAGATTGGGATGCGCTGTGTCAGGCGCAGCAAGAGCCGATTACATTCGACGTATTGCGCAATGCTGTTGCTGAAATTACGGGTGGGTTGCCGCAAGAGTGGGACACGGCTGTTTACAAGGGTCATCAGCCGGTGCCGTTTATCAACTTCAACTCACTATCTCGCATTGTTGAGCGGTTCCGCAACAACCCAGCACCAGCGGTGCCAGATGAGTTGATGGCTGATAAGGCCTACCAATTGCTAATGGAAAAAGGTGGCGTGGCATCCCCTGTTGAAGCCACGGTCTTTGGCTGGAGAGCCTGCCGCGACGAAATGCTTCAGTCGTCCGGTAATTCCGAACAACTCAAGCCATCATTAGACACCGCGAAGTTGTTCAACAAATTCTATGAGCGCTATCCGCTAGAGACGTTTGCCTGTGACGGTGACCGTGCTCAGGCTGCTGGATATTTCATGTCCGGCGCAGAAATCCAGTGCTTTGGTCAATACATTGATCGCGCCGCTCCCCGTAGCGAAGGGGGTGCAGCGTGAGCAAAATAACAGAGACTGAATTAATTGATTTTGATCTGATTCGCCGGCGTGGCGAGAGGTGGCAATACCGCTATGCGGTCGGCGCAAATTTTTGTTTTGCTCGTAATAAAGACATGGCTATTGCGATGGGCCTCGCAGCATATAAAAAGGCGCTGCCGGGGGAATTGCTAACGAGAGAACAGAGATTCGAAAGAGCGAATCAAGATGAGATCTCAGCGTCGAGTATGAGATGGGGTCACCTGCCAATGTCGGATCTAATGGAGATGCTGGAGAAGATGGGCGGCGATATTTCTTCGTTACATCACGCATCATTGCGTGAATTTAATGAAAATGGTGGCCGCCGCACAGCATCGGCCGTCTCACGTCAGGGGGCGCGTGAGACAGGAGAAATGCGGATGAAGCTGGAGCGCTACATAGAATGGAGATGCAATGATGACTGACGCTCAAATCCTCGATATGTGCTGTGGTTCACGAATGTTCTGGTTTGACAAGGACGATCAGCGCGCAGTTTTTTGCGACATCCGCAACGAACAGCACACGCTGTGCGATGGCAGACATCTGATTATCAGCCCGGACGTGATCGCGGACTTCCGCACACTGCCATTCACTGACGACCATTTTTCTGTTGTCGTGTTTGACCCGCCACACTTAGAACGAGTCGGCCCGAACGGCTGGCAGGGCAAGAAATACGGAAAATTAAACAGAGACACCTGGCGCGATGACCTACGTGCTGGCTTTGCTGAGGGATTCCGCGTGCTCCGTCAGGGGGGGGTATTCATTTTCAAATGGAGCGAAACCCAAATCCCAGTCGGCCAGGTACTGGCACTCACGGACGAAAAACCGGTTATCTGGCAGCGCACCGGAAAAAACGACAAAACCCATTGGATCATATTTGTTAAAGGGATATCAGCATGAGTATTTGGCCCACCGAGGTTTTACAGTGCGCATCATCAGTAATCCCCGCACACCCAATGAACAATGAGCGCCGCGAGGCGCTCCTGTCCCACATGAACGCGATGTTTTTGCGTCGCGAAAACCCCGCCGACATTCAGCGCACGGCCCACATGCTGGCACGCCGTCAGCAGATAGAGATTGCTCGCCCGGATGCGGATAACGGGCTGGTCGTCGTTGGGTTTGCTGGCGGCGGTGGCAGTTGTGAGGGAATCAAACGGGCGCTTGGGTTTGAGCCACATATAGCGATGAATCACAACCCAGTCGCAATGGCTATGCACGCAATGAATCATCCGCGTACGCTGCACTATCCAGAAGACATTTTCAGCGTTGATCCGGTTGTATCCACTGGCGGCCTGCAGGTACTTTTGGGCTGGTTTTCGCCTGATTGTCGCCATTTTTCAAAGGCCAAAGGTGGTACACCCGTTAAAAAAGAAATTCGGGGACTAGCCTGGGTAGTTCTGCGCTGGGCACTGGCCGTGCGCCCACGCGTACTGATGATGGAGAACGTAGAGGAGTTCCGAGGCTGGGGGCCATTGGTTGCTGATGGGAATGGGCATTTATACCCGGACGCGGCGCGTGCGGGAGAAACGTTCCGGGGCTTTATCGGGATGCTCAGTACCGGTGTCCCACATGATCATCCGGCGATTGATGAGGCGTGCGAGTTTCTGAAAATCCCGCGCAACGGCGATGAGGCGAAAAGACTGATCGCCGGGTTGGGGTACAACGTAGATCACAAAGAACTTCGCGCATGTGATTACGGCACGCCGACAATCAGAAAGCGGCTCTTTGTCGTTGCCCGGTGCGACGGTAAACCAGTTTCGTGGCCAGAACCAACTCATGGCGATCCAAAATCCCCAGCAGTGCAAACCGGAAAGCTGTCACCGTGGCGCACCGCCGCTGAGTGTATCGACTGGTCCATTCCATGCCCGTCAATTTTTGAACGCACACGCCCGCTGGCAGAGAACACGCTGAAACGCATCGCGCGGGGATTGGAGCGGTTCGTTATCAACAATCCATCGCCGTTTATCGTGAAGTGCAACCACACCAGCACAAAGACGAAATACGACTGTTTCCGTGGGCAATCTCTTGATGAACCACTGCAGACAGTTACTCAGACGCCAGGTTACGCAATTATTCAGCCATTTATTGCTGGTGCGGGTGGGCCCAAATACTCAGCGAAACCTCGCGGCGCTGAGAAACCCATGCATACGCTTGTAAATACGAATCACTCTGCGCTGATAACGCCGTACATTGCACGAATTGGGCAAACTGGTTTCGGCGGTGACCGGATGGCCTACGATGCAAAAGATCCACTAACGACTGTCGTAAGCAAGGCGGAACACCTGCTGGTTGCGCCAGTAATCGCCCGTCAGTTCGGTAACAGTGTGGGTCATGGGGCTGACGAGCCTAACGGCACGATCACTGCTGGCGGTGGCGGTAAATCTCAACTGGTTTCCGCGTTTCTGGCTAAACACTTTGGTGGCAACTACACGGGGCCTGGCGCAAATCTGGATGAACCGGCGCACACGGTAACGGCAGTTGATCACCACGCGCTTGTAACCTCGAATCTTATCAAGATGCGGGGTACCAACACAGGCCAGCACACTGATACGCCGCTCCAAACTGTAACAGCAGGTGGAAACCATTTCGGGGAGGTTCGGGCATTTTTGATTAAGTATTACGGGAATGAACGCGAGGGCGTGGATATCAACGACCCTATGCACACGGTTGTGAGTCGTGATCGGTTTGGGCTGGTGACTGTTGAGGGTGTTGATTATCAAATCGTCGATATCGGCATGAGAATGTTACAGCCACATGAGCTGTACGCCGCGCAAGGGTTCCCGCCGGACTACATCATAGACAAGGACGAGGACGGCAACACTATATCAAAAACTGACCAGGTAGCTCGGTGTGGTAATGCGGTATGCCCACCTGTCGCGCGTGCGCTGGTGCAAGCAAACCTGCCTGAGTATTGCATAGGGGAGATAGCAGCATGACGGATACACGTGAGCGGGCGGCGGCCCGCAAACGCGCGGAGCGCGAGCGAAAAAGGGCAGCAGGTATTCAGAAAATCGAATTGAATCTTGACGCCGATGAACTTGAAATGCTGCAACGTAATTGCGCCCTGCGTCGCCCAGGTCGTGATCCGTATGACATGGACGAGTATATACAGATGCTGATTCGACAAGATGATGCGCGCGTGAAACTGCACATCAAATCGATTAGCCGCATGAAATGCAAAAAGTGCGGTGACCAGTTACCTGTCAGTGATTGCTGCCTTTCCGGGGATGCTGACTGCTGGAACACTCGCGGATGGCAAGCAATGAAGATATCAATATAAAAAACTGGTAAGCGTAAAAATGGGGCGATTAAGCCCCTTTTTATTTGAAAAACTCATTATAAAAAACAATTAATAAAAAACATAAATGATTTAATGCAATTTCGTATAATAACTCATGTAATTATACGCGTATGATAAAAGACGTTAAGACGCGCTTGAGTATTTAACTAAACACTGTTTTTATATACAGTATCTGTGGTTGGTCTGATGTGAGGGGTTATGTCTGATATTGAGTCTGTAATCAATGGACTCCCAGACGGCAGGGCGCTAATAACGATGGAACACGGAAAGATAGTTAGCGTTAGAATAGTTGATGATAACGAGCATGTAGCAAGCCTGTCGGCGCTACTTGATATCGCTGAACTTGCTGGATACACAATTGTAAATTCTGGGAACAAGCCGTATAATTAATGGGCCGGACTGAACACCCGGCAACCCAAATTACTGCGCTATCACGAGGATGAACGATGGCGCAGTTATCATTAGTAAAATCTCCGGGCGGGATACTGGTTCCGTCCACACCTGACACCCGCGACTATCTGAACCGGCTTTCTGTCGGCGCAGTGATTTATGCCGACTTTAAGAAGGCGAGAAACGCGGCATTTCACAGAAAATTCTTTTCACTCCTGAATCTCGGCTTTGAATACTGGCAGCCATCAGGCGGGGCTATCTCACCGTCAGACCGGTCACTCGTCAACGGGTTCGTTAAATGGGTTGCGTATTACGCAGGCCACGAATCAACTCTACAGGAGCTGGCCGAGCAGTATCTGAACGACATGGCTGAGAGGCGCGCAGAAAATATTTCAGCGGTTAAATCGTTTGAGGTATTTCGCGGCTGGGTCACAATGGAAGCAGGTTTTTATGTTACGTTCCATATGCCCGATAGCACCCTACGCAGAGAGCCAAAATCCATTTCGTTCGCAAAAATGGACGACCTCACTTTTTCCGAGCTGTACAAATCCGCGCTAAACGTCCTCTGGAATTACATGCTGTACCGTACATTTCCGACGAAGCAAGCCGCAGAAAACGCGGCCGCTCAGTTGCTGGAGTACGCAGCATGAAAAAGCAATCGCGCCGTAAATGCCTGCACTGTCGTGAATGGTTCATTCCCGCCCGCAACGGCCAGACTGTGTGCGCCATCGCCTGCGCCATCGCGCACGGCAAGGAAAAACAGGAGAAGGAGCGAGAAAAGGCCCGCGCAAGGATGGAAAAAGAGCGCAGAGAGAACGACAAGCGGGAGCGAAAACAGCAGGCCGCGCGCCTCCAAGCAGTTAAGCCACTAAGCCACTTCATCAGACAGGCCCAGCAAGCATTTAACGAATTCATCCGTTACCGGGACCGACATTTGCCATGCATCAGCTGCGGACGTCATCACGACGGCCAGTATCACGCCGGTCATTTCCGCACGACAGGCGCAAATTCTGAACTCCGGTTCAATGAGGACAACTGCCACAAACAGTGTGCGCCCTGCAATAACCACCTGTCCGGAAACCTCTCCGCATACCGCCCGGCGCTGATCGCCAAAATCGGTCAGGCCCGCTTTGATTCCCTGATGGGTCCGCATGAATTACCCCGGTGGATCCGCGACGACTACATCCGCATCCGTGACGAATACCGGGCAAAACTCAAAAAAATGAAGCAACAGGAGGCAGCGTGATCTATGACCTTAAATTGCCGCATTGGGCATTTCTATTTAATTGCCCTTTCTGCGGAGGCGATGCGGAGTTGGTCGCTGATGGTGATGGCGTTTATGTGGGATGCAAAAACAGCGAATGCTTAATTAAGCCGATCACCGACACCTATCAAACGAAACGCGATGCTGTCAGAGCGTGGAATCAGAGGCCGTCATGAAACCAAACAACTACACCGCCGACGTCTTACGCCTGCGCTGGTGCCGCCTGCGTATTTATCGCTATACCGGATCGGTAGTTATCGATTATCGGATCCTGCGAAATTATCAAAAAACTCTGGGGAGAGCTGGCGCGTGATGGACGAGCTAAAACTAACGCAAGAGCAAAAATATTGGCTCTATCCGATTCTGGATCAATTCGGAGCCTGGGTGTACTCCGGGCGGCTGGACCGCCGTCAGACCAGTATCATTTCACAGTTCATGGCCCGAATGCGTCCCGCCGAATATCCGTCACGTCCGATGTGCAGTGACGAGGATGGCGCGCTAATTAGCGCCATTTTGGACGAGCTGTATGCAACCAGCCGCACCGCCTGGGTGTTGATTTTTTGCCGGTATGTTTACGGCAGCAGCGACAGGCATTTAGCTCGGGTGTACCGTGACGCTCTGATGATCGGCGATGATAGCGCCGTGGCTAAAAATGACTCAGTTAAATGCCTGATGTCGCAGCGCACATCAGCGCACAAACGCATAGACGTGCCGTCTATATCAACGTGCCGCCGGGAGTCACTGGCGATGATAGAGTCAGCAGAAATGCTGGTTTATTTGCGGCTGACGGAGGCGCTGGCGGAGCGGGGTCGGCTGAATGCGCAACGCGGGAAAATAAACGTATAAATATTTAGTGCTGCTCTTGACGAAGAGCGCAGCACAGTACTAGTATCAAACACGAAGACTGCCGAAAGGCAGCTTAGAAACAAGAACCTCTATTTATTACTGCCGCGCAGGCAGCTTAGAAATAAGAACTGCTGTTTTCCGTATACTGCCGAAAAGGCAGCTTAGAAGTATATTCATCAGCTATAAACTCTACTGCCGAACAGGCAGCGACATTGATAACCGCATAGGATATTAGTCACATGAAAACTATCAACGCCACATCATCATTTTCAGATGTAAAAAACGCCGCCGAAGCCCTTAATCTGGATATTTCCGTTTCTTCCGCCGATATGTTTGAGCTGTGGAGCGGGGATCGCTATCAGGGTGGGTTTTCTCAGCTGGCGCAATTAATCAACGAATTGAACATCAGAATAGAAACCGTGAATCTGAAAAAAGAATCAGAATCACGCAAGACTGATGAATTGAAAAATCGTCTGACCGGCGCTACACCAGCCGCCGTGCTGCAGAACGGCAAAGTGATCGGCATGTGCAACACGGTGGAACGTAATGGCGGATATATTGATGTTGCTGGTGGATTCTCGTCTGACGCTACGCCGGTAAACGTGGTGAGCCTGAAAATATCCCGCTCACAAAAAAACATGGGTAAAGCAAAGACGATGGAAAGCTACATGCCAAAACTTTATGAAGACAGGATTATTTATGTCTGATCTGCCATCCATCCCGACAAACGACGTTTTTCGTGAGTTCTGTATTGTTCTGAGGATTCATAAAGACAAGGAATACATCCAGTCTCTGTTTGAGAGTAAAGGGTGGGATGTAAGCAGGGCAAAAATACACGCTTGGAGCCGGAAAGCTGGTGCTTTTAACCCAGATTTCCGCCCGATGCCGGAAGAGGCGCTCCGGGATTTTATCGATGCTTATAAGCTCGATAGAGAGCGACGTGGTAAAGAGTAACGCGCTCACCACCCCGCAGAAGCGGGGTTTTTATTTCGTACAAAACAAAGCTATTGACTTTGAGCCAATGAGCCAATAGCATTAGATACGATGCAACACGTATATGCGTAACAATAGAAACCCGCCACTGAGCGGGTTTTTGCGTTTCTGGAGATCTGGATTATGTGACAGCAAAACGGATAGGCCGTGGTCAGTAGTGACGATGCAACAGTCATGATGTTGCCCCGAGTCACCAGGGGTGAGCCTGTGTAGCGATGGGTCAGGGTTCATAGATCAAAACAAGCTCCGGTAAGGCAGCGCGAGCGCCAGACGCGCACCGGTTATTAGCGGCGATTGAGCGACAGTAACTCAAGGGCATGGGCGCGACCACTGCGAGAAGTGGCAAGAATTCACAGCCTCGGCAACCGCCGGGGCTTTTTTTATTCCCACTAATCAGTGCCGTTCCCCTAGAGGGAGGTCAGAGGCTATGAAAATGCCATACAAACAGGATTTGCTGGCCGCACTGCTGGCCGCAAAAGAGCAAGGCGCGGGCGCGGTTCTGGCGTTCGTTATGGCCTATCTCCGTGGGCGATATAACGGCGGCAGGTTTTTCCGCACGTTCATTGACGCACTGATGTGCGCGATGATCGCTTGGTTCATCCGTGACCTGCTGGGTTTCGTCGGACTGAGCACGAATCTGGCATATATCGCCAGCGTGTTTATCGGCTACATCGGCACCGATTCAATTGGTGCCCTCATCAAAAAAATCATCAACAAACGCGCAGGGGGTGAGGATGCAAATCAGCAATAACGGCATAACGCTGATCAGTAAATTTGAGGGGCGCCGGCTGACCGCGTATCAAGACTCAGTCGGCGTTTGGACCATAGGTTACGGCTGGACCCAGGCCGTTGACGGAAAACCGGTTCGCAGGGGTATGCAGATCGACCTGCCGACAGCGGAGAGGTTATTGCGTTGCGGCGTTGTTCAGTACGAACAGGCGGTAAATCAACTGGTAAAAGTCAAGCTTACTCAGGGCCAGTTCGATGCGCTGGTTTCGTTCACGTACAACCTGGGTATTCGATCGCTATCTACATCGACGCTACTGAAAAAACTGAATGCCGGCGATATCGCCGGGGCTGCTGACGAGTTTCAAAAATGGAATCGCGCTGGCGGAAAAATCCTGGCTGGGTTGGTTGCGCGCCGTGCCGCAGAACGTGAACTGTTTTTATCATGAAGAGGCATATATGAACTACATCATCGAAAGACTGAAAGAGCCGAGCACATGGCGCGGCATCATTTTATTCGTGGCGGGCGTATTCGGCGTGCAGCTTGGCGCTGACACGCAAGCGCTCGTTATCTCAGCCGGTATCACTGCTGCTGGCGTCTTGGGTGCGGCTCTGCCCGACAAAAAGTGATTTTATAAAATTCTGCAAATGCTGCCTTGCTGGTGGCATTGACAGAGGTTTATATAGGTTTTCGTTGGTTGGTGTTTCGTATATCCCCGGATTTGTATTTAACGAGTCAGCGGAAAATTCTGTTATAATTTGGCTGCGGATAGGGTAGCTCCCGAAAAGCGGCATCGTCACCGCCTGCCGCGCCCAATATTGACGAGCGACTAAGACGAGGTTGTATATGTTGATTAACTACACATTCAACGAAGAAACCGCCACTGAGCTGGCAGGAACGGAATTCGAGGGGCCGTTTGATTGCGTCACTGTCAGGCTGTACAAGTGTTTTGAGATTTCTGACGAAGAGAACTACGGAGAGACAAAAAAAGTTTGTCGCACTGTCGCGTTTGTTGTAACCGAGGATTATGTTGATCACATCGAGATGCGAAGCGCGTTCTCTTCGTACATTGAGGCGAGAGAATATTTTGAGTTCATTCGGAAAAAACTTTTCGGCAGCGCGCCAATCATCTACCTGGAGTCGATACCCTATAAAACCTCGTCCCAGCTTTTTTATGCCGGCCTCAAGACTCTGGCTGATATCAATAGCGCTACTGATGCAAGGCTGCTCGCTATAAAAGGCATCGGCCCGGCCTCATTAAAGAAATTGAGAAACTCAATAAGTGATCTCCAAACCAAATTGTTATATAGCGACGAGTAAATAAAACGCGACCCATTCGCGAAAATTATTGCCATTACAAAGGCCACCTCACCGGTGGCTTTTTTAATGGTTATAACGGAGTAGCAAAAATGGCAAAGACGGATTGGGAGTCCATCAAGCGCGATTACTGTGCCGGTGAACTCTCGATACGGGCCATCGCAGAGCGACATGGTGTAAGTGACACGGCTATCAGGAAGATGGCAAAGAAGGAAGAGTGGCCCAAACCTGATCTGGTTACAAAATCCGGTTCGCAGAAATCGAGTGCGAACCAAAGCGCGAACCTGCGAACCAAACCCAAAAAATCAATTTCCAAAATTGAAAATCAAATTGATTCAATTCATCCGGCAATTGAAAAAAATCGCCTGGCCGCCAAGCAAAACCGCACCGGACGCCCATCTGACTATATGCCGGAGATTGCAGACGACATTTGCACATTGCTGGCAGACGGTGAAAGCCTGCGCGATGTATGCCGCCACCCCGGTATGCCAAACAAGGCAACCGTCTTTCGTTGGCTGGCAGAAAATGAGGCATTTCGCGACCAGTACGCGAAAGCAATCGACGTGCGCGCCGATGTGATTTTTGACGAGATAATCGATATCGCTGACAACGCTGAAGCGGATGCCGCTGAAGTAGCAAAAGCCCGGTTAAAAATAGACGCCAGAAAATGGGTGCTGTCCCGCATGGCCCCGAAAAAATATGGCGAACGCATCACCCAGGAGGTGACAGGCAAAGACGGTGGCCCGGTTGTTCAGGTGAATTACACGCCAGAGGACTACGCCAGAGCACAGGCAGAGCTGGAGAAACAGCTCCCCGACCTTGATTGACGAAAACCGGTAAAAACATCGGTTTCACTACCTGTTTTAACCGAACCCCAATAGCGGCGTTTTGTTATGAAAATGTTGCTGTCAAATAATTGCCATTTTCGGCAGGAAAACACGCACTTTTACCGGGTTCAGCCAGTTTTCACGGCAAGTGCCATTTCGTCGGTGCGCGTAACAGCCATTATGTTAAAAAGTCCCCAAATCGACAAAAAATAGGACTGGAGCATGAGCAGCCTGATTGAATGGGAAAATCTGGATTTCCCGGCGCGGGTGGCTCTGAAATCCAAGTCCGAAAAGTCGTTTTTAAATTTCACCCGGATTTGGTTTGAGGCGTTACAAGGTGACCGCCTGTTGGTGAACTGGCATCACAAAATGATGGCCAGCAAAATTGATGACCTGGTGGCTGGCAGATTACAGCCCCGAAACCTGATCATCAACGTACCACCTGGCGGCACGAAAACTGAATTCGTGTCTGTGCACCTGCCCGCTTACATCAACATGTTGGTGCAAACCGGCAAACTGCGCCGATTTAGAAACCTCAATATTTCGTTTGCTGATACGCTCGTTAAGCGCAACAGCCGCCGCACGCGTGACATCATCGCCAGCGCGGAATATCAGTCGCTCTGGCCCTGCCGGTTTGGCGTAAATCAGGCGGAAGAGTGGGAAGTGGTAAACCGCATGGGGCGCACTGTTGGTCAGACGGTTTCCCGCTCCAGCGGTGGTCAGATCACCGGTGGCCGCGCTGGCTATCCCGGCCCGGACTTTTCCGGCTTCGTTTGTCTGGATGACTATAACAAGCCTGAAGACATGTTTAGCGCTACAAAGCGCGACAACGCCAACCGACTGCTTGTAAACACAATACGTTCACGGCGCGGCGACAAGTCAAAGGACCACCCGACGCCGTTCGTTAGCATTCAGCAACGCTTGCACACTGACGACGCCACCGGCTTTATGCTGTCTGGCGGCATGGGGATAGATTTTCACCATGTCACCATCCCGGCACTTGTCAGTGAGGAGTACATAGACGCACTGCCAGAACCGTGGCGGTCGCTGTGCTGGTTCGCAGTAAAGGACACTGAAAGCGTAGTGGTGTCCGGCGTGCGTTACTGGTCGTACTGGCCTGTAAATGAGTACGTCGGCGATTTGATGCGCCTGTGGGAACGTGATGAATACACGTTCATGTCGCAGTACATGCAGCAACCACGTGCGCTGACCGGCAACCTGATTGATACCGACTGGTTTAAACGCTACACGCATCTGCCGCCACTGACGCACCGCGCTGTGTACGTTGATACAAACAGCGGAAAAGTCGAGGATTTCAACGATTACACCGTGTTCACGCTTGCAGGTATTGGGAATGACAACAACTTGTATCTGATTGACAGTGTTCGCGGACGCTGGGATCCAGAAGACCTACTAACACAGGCCACCACGCTGTGGGATAAGTGGCGTCCATACAACCCGCAGCGCCCCGCGCCACTTCGCCACATGGGGATAGAGGACAAACAGGCCGGTCAGGGTTTAATCACGACGCTGAAAAAGCGCAAGTCTATTCCTGTGCTTGAAATCCCACGCGGTGCAGGCCAGAACAAACTGGTTCGCTGCCTGAACACAATCCCGCAGATGAAAACGGGCCGGGTTTTTATCCCCGCGCTCATGACTGATGACGGTCAGCGAATCGACCAGGTCTATTACTGGGATGGTACGCCAGCCGCATCAACCGGGTGGGTTTTGCCTGCACTGGCTGAGTTCAGCGATTTCTCCGCTGACGACAGTCACAAAAACGACGACATATTGGATACCGTGATGGACGCAATCGAGATTGAGCTGATTTCCGGTGTCGGCACCGGCTGGGGATGGGTTTAACGATGAATGAAATAACGATTGCGAAACCGCGCATCAGATTGACGGCGGACGGGCTCACAAACGTGATGACCGGCATGGGTACAGACCGCGATCGGCGGACGTTCGGAAAATTCGCATTTGGCGTGATGCAAAATTTTACCGAGTTGGAAGCGGCGTACATCGAAAACTGGATCGCCCGCGCCATCGTTGATAACCCAATTGAAGACGCAACCCGCGAGTGGCGCGATTTCGCATCTGATGACGCTGCAAAAATCAGGGCAGCTGAAAAGCTGTATCGCGTTAAGTCAGTAACGCAGGAGGCATTTAAATGGTCCGGTGTGTACGGCGGGGCTGGTGTCCTGATGATCACCGATCAGTCGTTTGATAAACCGCTGAACGTCGAGAAAATCAAACAGGGAGGCCTGAAACGCCTACTTGTTCTTGACCGCATGTTCATCATGGGGCAGCAGTTCAACGTAACAAATCCTCTTGAGCTGAATTATATGCTGCCAGATTTTTACGTCGTTAACGGCGGCACTCAGCGCATACACCACAGCCACTTCGTTGTTGCCCCTGGCGCTACAATGCCCATGCGGTTACGGATGGTTAACGGCGGCTGGGATGACAGCAGATTGCGGCGCTGTCTTGAGGACATCAAGGACGCCGTCTCCGCCAAAGGCGGCATCGCGGCATTAATACAGGAGGCCAACATTGACGTCATTAACCGCGCAAATTTGGCTAACGACCTTGCCTCTGGTGACATGGATGATGTGATAGCGCAGCGGTATAACACGTTCGGCATGATGAAATCGCTATTCAGATTAGCGCTGTTGGATGAAACAGAGCACCTGGATCGCAAACAATTATCGTTTGGCGGGCTGGGCGAGGTGCTCAACTCTCTCATGGAGTGGACAGCAGGCGCAGCACAGCAGCCGATGACGCGCCTGTTCGGGGTTCAATCAAAAGGATTGGGCGATAGCGGGCAGGGCGATCTGAATAACTACTACGACAATATTCGCGGCGAGCAGGAGTCAACGTACCGGCCATTTCTCGAACGCATTGACGAAGTGCTGATCCGCTCTACGTTCGGCACGTATCCCGACGGCCTGGAGTTCTCGTTTAACCCATTATCACAACCAACGGACACGGAAAAACACGCACAACGGCTGGCAGATGCGCAGGCGGATGACATCCGGTTGCAGCAGCGCGTGGTCAGGCCGTCGCAAGTTGCACGCAAGCTAAAAGATGGCGGGGAATATGGCATTACTGACGACGACATCGCCAAACTTGAAGCGGATGAAAACGCAGAGCGGGACGGTGATTATCAATTCAGGCTTGCAGACCCTGCAGGCGATGATAGAGAAAATGCCGGTACGCCGCCGCTCACCAGTCAGGCCAATCAGGCCGAATGATGACGCGGAGCGGTTCTATCGCGCCAGGTTGCGCGACATCGTCAGACAAATGGCGCAGGCGGTTGACGAAGCGTTAATTCCTGTTCTGCGGCGAAATTACACGGCCGACAGCTACCTAACCGATATTCTCGGCGAAGCCATCCGGCAGGCGTCAGAGCGGTTTTCCAATCAGGCGTTTGCATCTCAGTCAGAGCGGCTTTCTCAGCGCGTTGTCAACATAGCCGAGTCGGCCAGCACTGAGGCTTTTGTAGAGCAAATCAACCGGGCTGTTGGCATCGACATGACAGCGCTAATGGTTAACAGCAACCTGGTCGATTACGTTGACGCATCAGTAGCGCAAAACGTAGCGCTGATTAAATCAGTGTCGTCAGAGTATTTTGATGATATCCACCGCGAGGTTTTTGACGGCATCCTGCGTGGTGACTCGTTAACAACGATTGTGAGGCGCATTCAGTCCACAACTGGGGCGGCATATAACCGGTGCGAGCTGATAGCGCGTGATCAGTCGTCAAAAATTCAGGCAGACATCACCAGCGCCCGCCAGCAAAACGCGGGGATTGACCGTTTTCGCTGGTCAACATCACAGGACGCACGTGTCTCCGGTAACCCAGCCGGGAAACACCCAAACGCAAAAATCAAATGCTTCGTCATAGCCCGAAAGGATGAAGGCTACGGACCTGGCGTTTATCTCTGGTCGAAAGGGGCTAACGGCCTATTCCCCGGCCGAGCGCATATCGGATGCCGCTGCCACGGCATCCCGCAAATTAAGGGCCTCGATTACTGATACTGAGGAAATCACATGCGGATCACTGTTCGTGATCGCGTGTCCTATCCGATTACATCCCAACGCGAAATTACGCCAGAGGGCTATTTAAAAGTCCCCGGCAGGGTCGCGCGCACAGGTATTCAGCAGTACCTGGCGTCCGAACTGGGATTGACGGACAGGCCACCCGGTCAGCTAGTTAATGTTTATCGCCCACCTGAGGAGGTTTTTAAGCCCAGCAGCTTGGCGAGCTACGACAACGCAGACGTCACAATTGATCACCCCGATGACTTGGTAGACGCCAGCACGTTTAAGGACGTTACAGCGGGGCACGCGATTTCACCCGGTCGGCAGGATGGTGATTTCGTCGTTGTTGATTTGCTGATCAAGGACGGCGAGGCAATCGCCGCCATAGATCGCGGCAAAGCCGAGCTATCGGCGGGTTACACATCAGAGTATGAGCACCAGCCGGGAACTGCACCGGATGGTACGCCATACGAGTTCGTTCAACGCGACATCAAAATCAATCACATTGCGCTATGCGATCAGGCCCGCGCCGGTCACATGGCTCGACTGTTCGACACAAAACCAACGGGAGCATTACCCATGCCATTCAAAATCGTGCTGGATTCCGGCGTGCACGCCACGGTCGCCGAGGAAGCTACAGCTCAACTGATTCAGGCCAGTTTCGACAGCCTGAAAAAGCGGGTCAAAGACGCTGAGGAAGAGAAAGAAAAGGCCGAAGCAGCGAAAGACCAGACGGAAGAGGAGTTGGAAAAGGAAAAGGCCAAATCTGACGCGAAAGACGAAGAGATCGAAAAGCTGAAGGAGAAAACCTCCGAAGACTCGATTTCTAAGCTGATCGCTGAGGTTGTTTCAACTCGCGATTCCGCGCTGAAAATCGCTGGCGCTAAATTCTCCTGCGACTCTCTCGATCCGATGAAGATCAAGCGCGCCGCGCTTGATACCGCTGGGATTAAGTGCCGCAACTACACGTCGTGGGATAAGGCACCCGATACGTACGTGTCAGCATATTTCGATGCGGAGGAAGAGCGTTTGGAAAGTGAAGATGACGAAGAGGGCAACAAAGAAAAAGATGTCACCGACTCACTGAGAAGATTCAGCGGCGACATGAATAAGGTGAAGACAGGCGATGCGCAAACCATGCGCGATAGTGTTCATAACGATTTTTTGGATCGCCGTTATGGGCGAAACCAGGGGGCTAAATAATGGCTATTGCTCAATCGGATTTTTCGCTATTTCGCGGTAATGCGTATGAAGGGCAGGTGTCCGCGATCGAACTGGCGGACATTGACTCCAAAAAAGTAGAAACGGGCATGGTTCAATTTGGCCGCGCCGTGATTCGCGGTACCGGCCCGCGCTCCTGTGCGCCTGTAACAACCACGACCACAGCCGCACAAATTGCCGGTTTTAGCGTCCGCTCCCTTGCGGAATTTAGCCCGAGCGCACCAACCAACCCGCCGAATTACGCCACTGGCTATGACGTATCTCACATTGCATCAGTCATGCATCGCGGGCGCATGTTCGCGCTCTGCGTTGACGGCGCAACGGCGGGTCAGGCTGTTAGCGTCATTCTGACGTCTGGTGACAATCAGGGTCGCCTGACTGCCGGAACTGGCGACGGCCTGTTGGTGCTGAATCAGGTCCGATGGATTGACGCTGTGACAGCCGGAAAAATCGGTGAAATCCGCGTTGATGGCATTTTTAACGTTTAACTGGAGATAGATAATGCCGAAAAGTGTTTTTGACGTAAGCCCAGCATCCGCGCTGTCTTTTTTGATTCAGCAAGCGGCTTATGTTGAGGCGGAAATTTACCGTATTGAGTATCCACAATACAAATACACGGCACTGCTACCGCTGGATGACTCAGCCCCCGATTGGTCTAAAGTAGTCGCGTTTCGTTCGATTGATGCGCGTGGTGAGCTGCAGGTGTTTGGACCGAACTCTACAGATGTTCCTACCGTTGATATCGCAATGAATCAGGGGTTTCAGGAAATCAAAACCGCCGCGCTGGGTTACACGTACACGCTTGAAGAGATCGGTTTTGCGATGCTCAACAACGTGAATCTGGATGCCGAACGTGGTCAGGCGGTGCGCGATATCGTTGAGCAGGGGATGAACAAAATCTATCTGCTCGGCAATCAGGGGATCGGTGAGGGTCTTTATACCAGCCCTAACGTATCCACCGAGGTTGCCACGTCTACGCTGACCGCGCTGGTTGCAGCAATCCCCACGCAGGGTACACAGCCGATCATAGACTATTTCGGCCACGTGTATAACCAGGTGTATCTGGATAACACGGTTACCGTGCATAAACCCAACACCTGCGTACTGCCATCACCTCAGCATCAGTTGCTGATGCGCACCCTGCTGTCAACGCAGAACGCCAGCAACGTTACGCTACTGGAATTCCTGCGCCAGAATTTCAAAGATGTCGAATTTGAGGACGACATTCTGTTGAAGGGCGTCGGTACAGGCGGGAAAGACCGCATGGTGTTCTACAAAAAAGACCTTCGCGTGGTGAAGGGTCACGACGTGATGCCGCTCAGATTCCTGGCCCCGGCCACCGCGGATAACATCAATTTTAAAGTGCCGGGACTCCTGCGCACCGGTGGCACTGAATGGCGCGTGCCGAAAGCCGCTCACTACTTTGACGGGGTGTAATTATGGCTGTTATCACCAATCTGCATTCAGCGCCAATTACGCTGACCGACCAAAAGACAGGCGAACGGGTAACCATCGCACCGGCGCAAACCAAGTTGATTCATGGCGATTTCTCCGCGCATTTATTCACCCTGGAAAAAATGATGCTGGCGGATGAAAACGACACCGACACTGACGGCGATGGTGTAGACGTTGCCGGGCTGCGCATCGAGTATGAATCGCTGTTTGGCAAAAAAGCGCCGTCGGCGATGAAAGCGCCGTCACTGCAAAAGGCGATTGACGACGAAAAAGCGCGACTGGCGGGCAGTAATGAAAATCCGCCGTCACCGCCTGCTGATGGCAATCAAGCCGAATAAACCCCGTCAATCTGGCGGGGTTTTGTTTTATGGGGGTAATGATGGAAATCACTGCGCAAATCGTGACTGATTTCCGGGCCTATTACCCCGAGTTCGGCGACGCCACGGCGTGGCCCGATTCTGGGGTGGTGCTGGCGCTGGGTGAAGGGGATGCGGAAACGGGGCCGCGCTGGGGTGACTACAAAGATCGCCAGGTGGTGAGCATTAAAAAACGCGGCATGTTCGCGTTTGCCGCTCATCGTCTTGTGATGCGACAGCGTTCAGCAGGCGGTGATGTAGGAGCCGCGTATGCGATATCCGGCAAATCAGTAGGCGATGAATCAACATCGTTTGCCGTCCCGTCGGTAACGATGGATGACCTGACGATTAACGGTGATTTGCCGCTGACGACGTATGGCGTTGAGTTCATGCGACTGCGCCGCCGTGCAGGTGCCGGGGGGGTAATGATTTGATTAACGTCGAAATCCACGGCGGCAACCGCATTGCCAGTGCGCTGAAAAAAATTCAGGACCGACTGAGCGCCAAGCGGCGCGTGCTGATCGGGTTGCCCGCTGGTACCGGAAATTACGAGGATGGTACGCCAATCGTCGTAATTGGTGCAGTTCAGGAGTTCGGATCGTCAGATGGGCGAATCCCTGAGCGCTCGTTTTTGCGGGTTCCGCTACGTCAGAACCAAGACAACATCAAGCGGGCGTTCCAGTCGCTTAGCGGTGCTGTGGCGCGCGGGGAAATCAGCGCATTTCAGATGCTGGATCAGATAGGGGCGCGAGCCGCAGGCTACTGTCAGGAGGCCATTGAGGCTGGCATTCAGCCAGTCAATGCCGAGTCAACAGTTAAGGCTAAAGGCAGCGCTACCCCACTGATCAACCACGGCATTCTGAAAGGGAAGATCACCCATGTTGTGGAGGACTAACGATGTTCGGAAACGGCCTGGATATGCACGGCCACATTGATTCGACGCTCAACTCACCGGTTCCGGGTGGTGTATGGCTCATACGGGCCGCTGGCGGCTCATACAGCGGCCCCGGCGGGACATGGCAAGATTCCCCCGGCAGCGCAGTTGAAATTAAGCGCGTCAATGTTCAGCCCGCAGGATGGAAGGACATGCAGACATTGATCGGAATGGGCGGTACTGCAAATGCGCATGACGTCCGTGTAGTGCATATCAATGACGGCGTGACGTATCTCTATCCTGACGACGACGGGAAATTTTCTGACCTTCTGGAATTCAGCGACGGGCTAACAATGCGGCGCTGGCGCGTGATGTCATGCGATAACCGACCATGGCGGAACTTCTGCCGCGCCGTTGTTGAGCGGTATCGGGGGGCTGGCTGATGGAAACCATCGACGAGTTACACGATGTATTCAGGCAACTGGTCAGCATGGCGTCAGGCGTAGAAACAGTCATCCTTGCCGATCAGGGGCGTCCGGCACCCGCTGGGCTTTATGCCACATATAAACCGGTACCCGTGCGCGCTTACGGCTGGTCACGCAAAAAACGCGAGCTGATACCGGCCGTAGCAGACTCTGACCCGTCGCTGGGGGCATGGCAGGACATGCGAGAAACGGCGGCCACGTCGATGGATTTCATGCTGTCAGTGAACATCATCAACGAGGGCGCGGATACCGCAATTATGCGTCTGCATAACGCGAACTTCCGCACGCCAGTCAGTGAATTCCTTTATCAAAACGCTATCGCGTGGCGACACGTCAGCAACTGCCGAAATCTCACCGGATTTATGCAAGCTGGCCTACAACCGCGCTGGCAAGCTGACATCCTTTTGTTTATCGAACACACCGTTTCGTACGATTTACTGCGTGCGGCGGGGTTCGATGTCAACGTTATCGAGGGGTAACAATGTCCTACTCTGTAGACAATATCATACCCATTAACCTGCTCTTGACGCCGTCCGGGCTGGGGTACGCGGATTTTTCCAGTGCTCTTGTGTTCGCTGACGCGTCAGACCTCGTTAATGGGGTGACGTTCGCTGCGGACACGTACCGCGATTACAGCTCGCTGTCTGGTGTCGCCGCTGATTTCAAAACAGGCAGCGATGTTTATCGCATCGCCACACGGTATTTCGCAAACATACCGAAACCGCCGACGATCACCGTGTGGATGAAAAACGCCACTGACACGCCACTGGAAATCATCAACAGCGCGAACGATAAAATCTGGCGCTATCACTATTTTCTGAAAAATGCAGATGTAGCGGCGTCCAGCCTGCCTGATTTATCGGACTGGTCTGATGCTGCCAGTCATCCGCTGTGGCTCACGTTTAGCGCTGATGACATCATTGATCAAAACGTCACCAATGATGTGATTTCAACGCTGAAAGCCAAGGGCAACCGTCACGTGTTTGCCGGGTATAAATCGGCAGCATCTGTCACAGCTGACGCGTCGCAAGCGTACGCGATGGTGCAACTGGCCGCGGCGTTCCACAAGTTCCGCCCAACCGGCAACAACACCGCGATAACGGGTGAATACCAGGTGCTGCCGGGTATAAGTGGTGATGACCTGACAACCAGCGCGTATAACGCACTGAAAGCGAAAAGCGCGGTATTTTTCACGAAAATCGAACTGGCTGGATCAACGGATAACAGCCGGGTCATCAATAGCCGGTCAATGTCGTCCTATGGCGAATTTATCGATGACGTCATTAATCTGGATGTGTTGAAAAACCATATTCAGGTGGACGGCTATAACTACATCGCAGGGGCGGGCTCTAAACGGGCGCTGACGCCTCGCGATTACGCTGGGCTGCTCAACACCATTACAGCCACGTGCAAGCGGTTTTTCGATAACGGCGTGCTGGGGCAGGGGTCGTATGTTGACCCCGACAGCGGCGAAACCCGGGTAGCTAAATTCGGGTTCGTGCTGCGCTCAGCCCCCGAGGATGTGCTTAATCTGACAAGCGAACAGCGCAAATTACGCCAGTATCCGCCTACGTCGCTGCTGGTGATTCTGGCTCGCGCCGGTCACGTCGCCGAAATTAATGTGAACGTGGAGTAACCCACATGACGATGCACAAATATGGCGCGGACGGTGCCAATCTAACGGTGTTCGGTATCCCGATTGACGATTTTGGCGATACTGACCCGCCTATTACCATTGAAGACCTGGAGCCGCGCGCAACGTTAAAACGAGGCATTGGTAAAACGTCAGTTCGACTGGATAGCCAAACACGACCGAAGCGCCTGACCATCCACCTGATACCCGGTAGCGATCAGGCCCGTCAGATTATCGCGGTCGAGAAAACCGGGGTGGATGCGACGTTTACGTTTTTCCAGACGGGGACGGCAGAGACGTTTATGGGGTTTGATGGCGTGCTGGTTAACCGAGGTTCATCCGGGCGCGGCGGCAAAACCAGCGCCAGCGATGAAACCTTTACTTTTGAGTTTGCTGATAGCGAGGAAACCTGATAATGGGTCGCAGAATTGAAATCGAAATTGACGGTGTCACGTATAGCGGCGCTACGGCGTCAGCAAAAGACCAGCTTGAAATGATCCAGATCTCCGCATCATCATCCATCCTTCCCGCGCTTAGCGATGGCGTGAGCGATATGGCGCTGGTGTCGTGCCTTGCTGCCACGGATAGCAATTCGCTTGCGCGGCTGATTGTTCTGTGTATTAAAAACGGGAAAATAGTTCGTGATAGTGACGAGGCGCCGGTAGCTGAAAACCTGTTCCAAGACACAATCCATAGCTATCTGATGCTGTTGGGCCGGGTGCTGCGCGAAAACGTTGGAAATTTTTGGCAGCTCAACGCAAAAACGGAAAGCGCCAGCGCGGAGAGCGAAACACCAGTGGCGTGAACTGGTTCCTATGGCGGCCGTGCGTCGGGGCGGGCAGTGTTTGCCCGCCGCTGGCGCGCTGGTCAGATATGATCGACGGGACATATACCATCGATGATGTGCAGATGATGCACATAGCAATGGATGAAGTAATGGCGGCGGTTGAAGCGGCACGGACTGGCTAATCAATTTTAACCTTTGATGCTGATTGATCTATAAACCAATGCTACGATAACCCCTTTCTGACCGATGAGAATAGGGATATGCGAACGCCAATAAAGATAGCCTTGATTATATGCGCCTCTTTTGCTGTCTCCTCATGCACCTCTCAAGTGGATATAGAAATAGCGAAAAAGAGGGAGTTGCTTGAAAAAGAACGGGAGCAGGAGAAGGCTAGCGTTGAGCGGATGAAGCAAGAAGACAATCACAAGTGGGAGTTAGAAAAAAACTCACCAAGAGTGGAGTGCAAATTTAAGAAGGAAAAGCCATTTGGAATGAATTCAAACTGGCAAGCCTCATTTTATTCTGTAAATGATATGTTCGCTTATGCGAACAAGCAGACGATAACCTGCAAGGAGCGTGGGTCTGAGGATCTACAAATAAACGGGAGGGATGTTTATTTTGATAGAAACAGTATCCGCTCCTACCTTTTGATGTCATTAAGTCAGTGCCACATAGTTACACCTGAAAGCGCAAATAAAGCAAAGCCAGAAAAAAACATATGCATGATTAATATCGAGAAAGGTTTTTATCTCTGGTTACAAGCGGCAAGCGACAAAAGGATCAGCAACAGTGCATTCATGCACTATGTTTACAATCATGGTAGGAATATCGATTTTGGTGAATGGGCGCTAACGGCATACTATTATAGCCCATATAAATAACCCCAAAAGAACCCACCATTGAGTGGGTTTTTTATTTTTCGGAGATTGTCAGATGGCTCAGACAATAGACGAGCTATTGGTTTCGCTCGGCCTGAAAATGGATAGCAAATCATTTCAGAAAGGGCAGGATGCTATCAAGGGCGTTAGCGACAAAATATTGCAACTAGCCGCCGTTGCTGGTGCTGGCATGGGGTTCAGGGCGCTAACGTCCGGCGTGGCTCAAACCGCTCTTGAAATGAAGCGCGTTGCTGATAATACCGGTTTTACAATTCGCCAGGTGCAGGGGCTGGAAATGGCGATGCGCCGCCTGCGCGCCAGTCCAGAAGCGGCGCAAGATATCGCCAAAATGATTCCATCCCTGCAATTAAAGGCGCGATATGGTCAACTCGGCGATAAAGCGTACTGGGGGGCGGCATTCAACCCAACCGAATTTTCCAACATGGATAAAATGCAGGCACTGCAATATCTGGTTAATTCGTATGGAAAAATGAACTATGACCAGCGTAATTTTTTGCGCGAAGGAATAGGCGTAGGGCAAGACTCACCGATCACCAGGTTGATGGAAAAGGGCGGTGGATTTTTAAATGAGTCCATGTCCATGGCGGATAAAATGCCGTACCCTATTGATGAGGAACTATTAAAAAACAGTCAAAAATTTAACGATGAAATGGCTCAACTGGAAAACAACTTCCAAGCGTTAACGATATCCCTCGGAAAAAACCTTATACCCATGGTTAACAGCTTCCTTGAGGTGATAAATAAGTTTATTCAGGAGAACCCAGAAATAGCGAAAGGAATGCTGACCGCTGCGGGTGTTGGCAGTACCGTTATTGGTGCGGGTGTTCTGAATAAATTTTTATCAAAACCAAAAGGGCCAGCCCCCACCACTGGCGGGGGTGGTGGAATGTTATCTGGGGCGGTTGGTCTTCTCGGTGCATATGTGACTACCGCCGCCGGTGTTGAGGTTTATGACAGATCTAAAGCGGCATTAAACGGGGACCAATACGGCGGGTTTATGGGTAATGGCGCAGAAATGTCAGAATTAGAGCGCTTAAAAAGAAAAAATGCCGAAGTTAACGCTCGTAACTCAAATAGTGAAATAGGAAAATTGGTAGACAACCCCAACGCTCGTGCATATCTGGATGCCATCGCAAAAGCCGAAGGAACGGCGGGCCACATGAACGGTGGGTACAACACCCTGTTTGGTGGTGAGCAGTTTGCCAATATGTCAGATCACCCACGAATCCTGAAGCCGTTCACGCAAACGGACGGAGTCCAAAATAAAACGTCCGCCGCCGGGCGCTATCAGTTCACTCAAAAATCGTGGGATGAAGCAGCATCAGCGCTGGGCCTGACCGACTTTTCACCCCGTAGTCAGGACATGGCCGCTTTATGGCTAATCCAGCGTGCCGGGCAACTGGATAACGTCGTCAACGGTGATTTTATGTCTGCGACAAATGGGCTGGGTGGTGTATGGGCCTCTCTGCCGTCGTCCCCCTATGCGCAGCCTAAAAGGTCACAGGCAGACATGGCGAACTATCTGGGTGATTACGGTTACAGGGCTGGAGCCGCGCCAACACCCGCGGCGCTACCCGTTATTGGACAGGGTGGAAGCGCTGGCGGCGGGATGGTCGTCAATCAGCAAAACGAATTCAATATTTCAGGTGCTGGTCTGAATGAACAACAAATGAAAGACGCAGCCGCGGCGGCAATTGGTGAAACAGCTAAGCGCTGGCAGCAATCATATGCGCCTGGGGGGTGAACATGTCCATTGTTGGAATATTCAACAAAACAAGGCCGCAAATAGGTGGAATTTATTTTGATGCGGTGCTTGAGGAATCCACTGAACTGCGCACTGATGTTAGTGAGTATCCGCTAGATAGCGGGGCAACTGCGAACGATAACGCCGTAACTCGGCCATTAACAGTGATTATGACTGTGGCTGTGTCTGATAACACAATTAAAACCCTGATGGCTAACGCTGGGCAATTTTCAACGATTGCCGGGATCGGTGCTGGTGCTGCTATCGGTCTTGGGTCGTCATTTTTAAAAGGTGCTGCTGCTGCCGCTGTCGGCGTAGCTGCATCGGTTGGCCTATCGTTTGTCCCGTCCAGCATGAAGCGCTCTGTGAACACGCTGGACCAGATTCGCCAGTTGCAGCGAGATCGGCAGGTTTTAACAGTGATTGACGGGGCTGGAAAATCTTACGACAACATGCTGATCACGAACACCCGCAACCAGCGTACAAAGGAGAATGAGGGTGGGCTGGAATTGGTTGTGGAAATGCGCCAACTCACAATAAAAAAGCGCAAAACCCTATCATCAACAACAAATGCCAATTTGCCAGCAAATGACACCGCCGCGACACAGGGGCAGGCTCAGACCAATATAGGGCAGGTGACACCGCAATGAAAACCATACCACTCACACGAGGCCTGGCGGATTACGTTTTTAACGTCACGCTGGGTAAGCATCAGTTGAAATTTAACATTCGATGGCTGACGCGATATCAGTATTTCGTTGTAGATATAACGACGCTGGCCGGGGGCGTGGTAGTGATGGGCCGAGCGCTCCATGTGGGGGTTGACCTGCTGGCCGGGTTGAACACTGATATCGGTCGGCTGGTATTGACTGGAACAACGCCAACAATGGTCAATCTCGGCGTGGAAAATAATCTGACGTGGTACGAATCATGAGCGACGATATATTTGGGCGGACGTACAGCCTACAAATTACCACAGTTGATGGCACCGTGGTCACGTGCGAGCCACCCACGCAAATCCGGTTCATGATAACTAACATGCCGGAAAATCAAGTGGCGACGGCTCAAATTACGCTTTACGGCATATCTGCTGAGTATCGCGCCCTAATGCAGCGATTTGACGAGCAAAAACAGCGCTATGGCACAGTGAAATTATCGGCCGGATATGATTCGTCATCCGGTGAAATTTATTCAGGGCAGATAAATAGCGTTGAAATCGGTCGTGACGGAGTGAGCGTCTATATCCGCCTAAACTGCTGGTCTATTGATACATGGCGTGATGCAGTTATCGGTAAGACGTGGGGGGAAAAAACACCGGCAGCCGATGTATTGCGGGACGTTGCAGCAACGTTTGACTTACCCGTTGAGATGATCGGCGATTTTTCCGGGTTGCCCGTATTTCAACAGGGGTTCACCATTGCGTTTACATCCAGTCGGGATTTTCTAAACTCGCGTCAATCAGAGTGGGGTTATAGCTGGTACATCACAACCAGCCGGGTAACTATTGTTAAATCCGGCTCGTCACGCGCCATCACTCACGAAATCAGCTCAGAAAATGGGATGGAGGGGATGCCCCGCTGGTATCAGACCGACATGGAGGTTGATGTCAGGCTGGATCACACCATTCAGCCCGGCGACATCATAAGGGTTTCCTCGGACTTCTGGACGATAAGTTACAGCGGCATGTATCAAACAGGCCTCAATAATAAAGCCGATAAGCAGCGCCGGGAAGGTCGATTCCGGGTGCTTGCAACTTCACACGCAGGAGACTACTGGGGAGATCTCTGGACTACGACAATCAGATGCCTGTGGGATTCACAATGACTACATCATCTACAGCGATAAATAAACAAAACCCGTTAATGTCGGCGTTTGATGCGGCCAGTCGGTCACTGATCGGTGGCCTGATGATCGGAATGCCGGGCCACGTTATCGCATACAACCCGGATACGAACCGGGCGCAGGTGCAGTGCGCCATTCAGCGTAAAACGCCGGGCGGTACTCATGAATCACTGCCTGTACTGATTAACGTCCCTGTTCAGTTCGCCGGATCGGGCGCGTGGAGCGTATTCCATGAACTTCCAGCGGGCACCGAAGGTTACGTGCACTTCAGCCAGAGCGCGGTTGATACATGGCTAGATGCGGGCGGCGAGGTGACACCGCCGGATGGCCGGATGTTTAGTGCGAGCGATGCGTTTTTCTCCCCCGGCTATCGCTCACTGAAAACCGCCATTCCCGGTTTGCCGGTGACAGGGATTGGCATGAGTAACAGCGACGGCTCGGTTTGTATACATTTGACTGATAGCGGAATAACGTTTTCCGCAGGTGGATCAACGCTATCACTGACGCCGTCCGGCCTGACCCATAACGGGGTAAATATCGGGGCTACGCACGTCCACGGCGGCGTTGAGCCCGGCGGCAGTAAATCAAATACCCCCGAATAACCGCCAATTTCATGCATCACAGCCTCGGCACTCGCCGGGGCTTTTTTATGGGCGCTAATCATGATTCGTAATCTGACTGGTGGCGATATTGTCACGCACGGCGATCAGTTCGTGACAGGAAAAGAGGAAACGCGACAGGCGATATTGTGCCGCCTGCGGCTCTTTTTGGGTGAGTGTTTTTTGAATGTGACTGAGGGAACTGACTGGTTCGGATCCGTACTCGGTAAAACGACGGACGATATCGCGGCGATTGAAATACAGCGTCGTATTTTGTCGACACCCGGCGTTGTCGGGATAACAAAATTTGAGCTTGTTCGTGATGCCAGAGAACGGCAGATCACCGTCTATGCATCGGTAGTGGACATCAATAACGAGCAGATTGATTTTGCCTATAGTGAGGATGTCTGATGGCTGAGATTACCAAAAACGGCGCAGCAGGTACGACGCTAAACGCGTATCTGGAAGTGATGCGCCAGCGCTATCTGGATATCGACGACGGATGGAATATTAATCCAGAATCCCCGGATGGGCAGGTTATCGCCGCATGGTGTGAGACGCTGGCGAACCTGGACGAGGCGATTATCAGCGCCTATCACTCTGCCGACCCAAATTCAGCGGTTGGGCAGCAACTTGACCGCATTGCCGCGTTTGCTGGCATTGAGCGACTTGACGCGACATTTTCAAACACGACGGTCAATTTCATCGGCTCGGCACTGACAGAAATCCCAGCTGGTACACTGGTAAGAAATCGCATCACGGGAACGCTATGGGCCACTGACTCAGCTGTTGCAACCGATACTACCGGTGTAGCCACCGTGTCGGTTATATGCACAACACCTGGCGCGCAAGTGGCAAACAGCGGCAACCTGTCGATAATCGCCACGCCGGTCGGCGGGATTGTTTCCGTAACTAACCCCAATCCGGCATCGCTGGGGCGTGACGAGGAATCTAACAACGCGTTTCGCGTTCGTCGTAACGAATCTGTGGCGTTTCCGGGCAACAATCAGATAGATAACATCTATGCGGCGCTGGTTAATATCGACGGCGTTAAGCAAGTGCGGATTTACGAAAACACAGAGTCCTCGCCTGATGAAAATGGTGTTGATGCACACTCAATGGCGATCATCATTGATGGCGGACAGCAGGCGGATATCGTCGCGACGATGGCGGTGCGGAAAAATCCGGGCTGCGGACTGAATCGCTACAATTCAATTCCCAACAAAATCAGCGTCGATACACTGACGCCGCGCGGTAACTCGTTCACTGCTACGTTTTTCCGGCCCGAAATCATCCCGGTTTTTGTACGAGTTGAGATAGTCAGTGATTCGCGCTTCGACGATGAGCAGATTAAACGCGACATCGTCAACTACTCGGCTGTTGGATTTGATGAAACCACAGGGTTTGCAAAACGCGGATTCAGAATCGGTGAGGTTGTTGGCGCGGGTCGGCTATTTACCCCGGCGAACTACATCGTGGCCGCAGCCGGTTACGTGCGGGATATATTTGTCGGCACGTCAGCCGACGCCGTAAATCAAACCTCGGTACCGATCGCATTCAACCAGCTGGCAGTATTCAGCACGGATAGCATTGAGGTGGCCTATGTATGACCACCAAAAGCGGGCATTAAGCCGGGTTTACTGGCAATACAAAAACTCGCCAAAACTGATTGAGTGGCTAAAAATACTGCCTGATATTGCCCAATCCAGCATTGAGGAACAGGCCGACAAAATCCAGCAGATGCTCGATATCAATACAGCAGAGGGCGAGCAGTTGGATATCTGCGGGCGGATCGTTGGCTACAAAACCCGGCCAATAGGGACGTTTTACCCAGCCTGCAAGCCCGCGCCCGTTGGTGATGATCTGTTTCGCCGGATGATTAAGGCAAAAATTTTCAGGAATAACACTGCGGCTACAATCGACGACGTGAAAGCGGCGGCGGACTATATCCTGGATGAAGATACCCGGCTGCTCGACGGTCAGGACATGACCATGCGCCTGATCTGGTTCACTCATAGCGTGGATGCCGGTACGCAGAAACTGGTGCAGGACTACGATCTAATCCCACGTCCTCAAGGTGTCGGCACAAAAGATATCCGCGTGCTGACATATAAACCCTTTGGATTCGGTCAGCACTATTCAAACTTCCGCGCCCCGTTCTGGCATGGCGACGGCATAAAAATCTACACCAATCTGAAATTGACGCTGTCATTCGAAAACGGCGTGTTGTCCGGCTCATTGACAGCTAACTCCGGGGTGGTTGTATCAGACGTCGACGTCACACTGATTTACACGCTACACGACGGCACCACAGTTACCAGCCGAGCGGTTACAGATTCACGCGGCCAATTCAGTGACACACCGCCAGCCATTGATTTTTCTGTTATCGGTCGCGCTCAGGTGCTGACGCCATTATGCGAATGGGAAAACGTGCAGAGTAACGAGCTGATCGCAAAAATTTTCTTTAACGGTACCGTGACGTTTAACGGCCGAGTGAAATGTAGAGGTTAATGATGTCAGACCAGGTTGAAATCCCTAACATCGATGATCTGCCGGACATACCGGAGACGGCGGAATTTACCCCCGTAGTTAAATTACTCACAACGGAAACTCCTGTGCTTGGCTATGATGGCACAGACATCAACCCCGCGAACTGGCAGGCCCAGGCGCTGACAAACAGAACTCAATACTTAAAAACACATCTGGATAGCATAGGAACGCCAATTAAATCTGTTTTTGGCCGCACAACACAGGCCATTACAGCTCAGGTTGGCGACTATACGGCAGACCAGATTACAGAGACGCCCGGTAAGCGATTTGTTACGCAAGCAGATGTGCAGACGTGGAATGCTAAGCTGTCGGCATCCAGCGTCAGTACGTTGAATGGAAAATCATTAACAGCCGGTGGAAATGTCACTCTGAGTGATATCGGTGCCTCACCAGTAGCGCATCAGCACGCTGCTGGTGAAATAACGGGTCTATTTCCAGCGATCTATTCTGCGTTAGTGCCGGGCGACGGCATAGCTATCACATCTGATAGCAGTGGTCGGTCAGTGATCGCATCTACAGCAGCCGGCGGCGGAGCTGGTTCTGGCGGCCAATTCACAGTTGTGACGCGCAATATATCGAATGAAGGGTATATCCGGGTCCCAACTGACCGGCCGCACCCGATGACAGTTTGGGACACAGTAACTGAATCATGGGTTGTGGCCCCCGATTTGGCCCCGCCGTATATCGCAGAACAACGGTATCAGGTTGAGCAAGCGGGTGTCACGTTCAGTGGACACGCATATTCAACGACGCGCGAATCGCGGGGTTTGCTTGATAGCAAGGCCATTTGTGCGCTACAAAACGAGAGCTACAGTTGCCGCTGGAAAATGGCTAACGGCGAGTTTGTAGCGCTGTCTGCGCCTGATGTTTTAGCGGCGCATACCGCTATCGATAGCTACGTCGAAGCCTGCTTCTCTCATGAAGAGGCTCTATTGTTGCTTGTTGCGAACGGTGGCTTCACGCTCGGCATGTTAACGCAAGGCTGGCCTAGCCAGGCACTGTAATTGTAATACCTCCTCGACCCCTCCTTTTCCTCCATCCGATATTACGAGAACACCATGGAACAGAAATTTTTCCGGGTGCCGTTTGCCGCGTCCGGCGATCGGCAGAGCATCCCTGATGCCGCAGACCATAACGGATACGTGTCATTTACAAACGGCTGGGGCGGTGACTACGCAAAAGACCCGGCAGCGGACGCCAACGCTAAACCCGTTGAGCGTGAGGCGATGAACGCCATCCTTTACGCCATCACTGTCGCCGTTCGTCAATATCAGACGGTGGGATTCCCGGAATGGATTACCCCGGCAAATAACGGAGGGGTCGCGTATCAATACGAGCGCGGGGCGGTGGTTCGCTACCGCTCGGCACAAAATCAGCCGTTTGAGTCGTATGTGTCTATCGTTGATGGGAACGCATCAACACCTGGCGCGGACGCCAATTGGCAGCCGTTTATTTATCGCGAATCAACGCCAGAAGAGGCCGCGGATGACACAAACGGCACGACGTTAATAACCCCGCGCCGACTACACCCCGTGATTGATGCCGAAATCCAGACCCTGCAACAGACGCTACTGCCATTTCTGCTACCAGTCGGGTTTTGCGGTATATGGTTCCAGCCTACTCCGCCTGACGGATGGCTGGAGGCAAACGGCCAGTCATTCGACGTTAATGAATACCCCAAATTGGCCGCCAGATTTCCATCCGGTAGAGTTCCGGACATGCGCGGTCGGTTTGCGCGCGGCTGGGCGCACGGGTCAGCTGTTGATCCGGACTCCGGGCGAGAGATAGGTAGTGTGCAGGGTGATGCGTTACAAAACATAACCGGGTCGTTTATTGCTGACATTGTAAATACTGATAATGCAGGGAGGGGGGTATCTGGCGCGTTTGCTGATGCTGGAGGTGTCGGAAGTGGTGATTCGGGGGATCAGGGGGCACCAGAACTTCGCCAGTACTCCTTTGACGCCTCTCGCGTCGCTAGGACATCGATCGAAACTCGCCCAACCAATCTCGCGGTCATGTACATCATCAAAACCGATAAGGCGGTTAGCGACGCTGGCGTGGCTGGACCAGCTGCGATTGTTGTAACGCCGAATTCGGCAACGATGAATGCAGGATCGTCGAAAACGTTTGTGGCGACGGTGTTGCCTGCAAACCTGGCCGCAGAATACCCCGTTGCATGGTCGGTTAGCGATGCCAGCTTGGGCAGCATTGACCAGAACGGGAATTATTCAGCCACTGCCGGTAAAACCGGTATCCAGACTATCATTGCGTCAATAGCAACGGGGCTGACGGCAACAATTAAGGTTTCTCAGTACGTCTATCTGACGTCGATCGCTGTTTCCGCTGTTCCTGACATCATGGCTGGCAACAGTTACACGCTGGGTATTACAGCGGTTCCCGCCGGATTTTCTGAGCCACTTGATTATTCGAGCAGTGACGCCCAGATAGGCAGCGTCGCAAACGGCACTGTAACAGGGATTGCTGCGGGGACCATAACGGGTAGCGTGACCGGCCGCTATTCTGGGGTTACGGCATCATTTCAGGTAAAAATAACCCCTGAGGTTGTTGTGGAAACCTATCTGAAAATCGCAAATAACCTGTCTGAAATTGAGACTGCTGGAGCCAGCTCGCAATTATCCGCCCGGACGCATTTAGGGTTAGGGACGCTATCAACTAAAAACGCGTTGTCTGCGTCAGACGTCGGCGCGTTCCCTCAGCGCGCTACGGCACTGACGAACGAGAACCTGAATTCTCTGACGTCGCCCGGCGTATACCGGCAACCACTCAGTAGTAGCGCAACATCAGCGCTGAATTATCCCGCTCAGTTGGCTGGCGCGCTGGTTGTTTATCCAACCAATGACAGCGGGTGTCGCCAGGTTTACATGCCGTACAACAACACCCTGCGCTATGAGCGCTACACGTCAGACGGCGTGACGTGGCCCGCGTCGTGGAGCTTGACCACTGGATCTGCACTGACCGTGATGCCGGGCTGGACGCTTCAGTCGCTGACGATGGATAACATAGCGCACGGGATAACCGATCTTGACGTCAATACGGCAACCGTAGAGACGTTTTTGCGCTGTAAAACGGCGGTGGACGGTTACGCTGTGGGTGATTACGCGGTTAATCCGGTAATGATATCGCTACAGGGTAGCGCGCTGATATCAGTCCCGCTTGGCATCCAAGTTACCACCTCAGTCGTTCGTTATCGCATTCCCAATCTGCTGGGGTCTGGGGCTGGAATTGCATACAGTGCAATTTCCAACTCGTTCGTTATCTCTCAGAATCTCAGCAACTGGGAGATTATTGTGAAGATCAGGCATTAACTCAACCCATGCCGGTAACCACATTATGCTATGATAAAATTTTTATGGCATGGATACCGGCATGATCTACCCAATAACATTCAGATGGAATAAAAGAATTGAGGATTTTTTTATTTCAGAAAAAATCTTCCTTAAACACATTTTAAAGACGAGGGGGGTTTATAAACAAAGAAGCATATTAAAAATGTGCAGAGGTAAAAATTTTCGATTAATTGTGATATTTTTGCGGAAAATTATTCAACAATGCCACCGGGTGGGTTTTGCTCTATTGGCGCATATTCATATTCGTGCAGCCCACTGCCAAATGACGTGACCATCGGGCGATACTGCAGTATAGCAAAAAATGTAAAAATAATGGGGAGCCAGCACCCTACAAACTGGTTTACCACCAGCCCAATAGTCTACAGGGATGAATTCTCTATAAAGGAAATTGCGGGGATAAGCCTTACGGAAGGCATGTATTTCAATGAGACATTACCCGCACCAAAAATAGGCCATGATGTATGGATTGGTGAGGGGGCCATATTAAAAGGCGGCATCGTTGTTTCAGACGGGGCCATCATTGCCGCTAACGCTGTTGTTACAAAAGATGTGCCACCATACGCAGTGGTTGCTGGTGTTCCGGCTAGAGTAATAAAATACAGATTCGAACCACAAATAATAAGAGCATTAGTTGCATCCAGTTGGTGGGATTATGATTTTGCTAGCCTGCCAAAAATAAGCGATATAAACTTGTTTTTAGAAGAATTTAATAGTGGCGTATCATCCGGATACATAAATAAGGCGGCAATAAAAATGATAAACATATCGGATGTTATATCATCATTAAAATAGCCGCATCACTCCGATTCAATCAGATAAAAACCCTTCCCGCTCGGCGATCTCGTCGAGCGCATCTTCCATTGTTGGCAAAGGATCAGTATGCAGCGGAATAGCGATACCTGGCCAGATTTTTACTGCCAGCCAGCCGCCGAAATCGCTAAAAACCGCATATGAGAGCATGGGCAGCTGTCCAGCATTTCGCTGTCGTCAAGTACGCAAACCATCGTTCCGTGATAGTCTATCTTTCTCATCATCAATCACGAATAACCATGCAATTCCGTTTATTTTTTCATTCCTAAAACAATAAAATACAGTAACACACCTACATGTATTTTATTGTTTTTTTATTTGATTATATTAGGATTTAATGAGTTAACTTACTGTTTTGCATCAAAAAAAAGAGGAATTTAAAATCCCTCGGCGTTCGCGCTGTGCGGGTTCAAGTCCCGCTCTGGGCACCATGTGCTAACGCCTTGTAAGATAAGAAAATAATTAAAAGAACATGACCGCCACGAGGCGGTTTTTTTGTGCCTATAATTTGGCAAGTGGCAGCAAAATGGCAGCAGAGTGGCGACAGCGCTTTTCAGGTACAAAAAAGCGGCTTTCAATCAGCCGCTACTGTTAATTATGGCTAAAGTAACCAAGGTGAAAAAACCAATGCTATTGCTGGTTTTTTCCTCTATATGCTTCTTTTAGCCATATTTTCTTGCAAAGTCTTCGTCTGAATTACAGAGATATATGATGAACTCAATGAAGGCGATTAATGACGGGATAAACGTCCAGCAAAAAATAAGATACAAGAAGCCTTGACCAATTTTCCCCAGGTAAAACTTATGGACACCCAGTCCTCCTAAGAAAAAGGCCAATAATGCAGCGGCAATACGGCTCTTGGTGCCAGCGATCCCTTGAGTAGCTCCACATTGCGGGCAAGCTTTCGCAGTACTGTGAATTTCCTTACCACACCCCCGACAAAAAACCATGTCAGCCATACTAACTCCTATTAATTTTGGTTTTGTTCTGATTTTTTAAAAAAACGGAAAAATCCTATACACATTCTATTGTGAATGCAAACTTAACTAAGTCATGGCACTCATGTGGATTTGGTAACACGTTCGGATGAACAAAGTTAACGAGCATCCTCTGCTATTAAGCGCGTAACTTGTACCGACGGCCATTAGTTGAAACCCGCGGCCATTGCTGGACGCGGGCTACTTCTCACTATCTGATTACCGAGTGTTTGCGTTGCTTTTATTCTTGCCTGGTTTTCAATGCGGGCACGGTTGCCGTGATGGTATCGCTTTGGTTTTGACAGGCAATAATGGTATCTACTTGATCGGCGCAACTTGCCAGCGCGGCTTCAGTTTCATCCAGCAAACTGTTTAGTTCACCGTTGGTTTGCGGACTGGCCGCTGGGAAGCGGCAGGGCGTTAGCCTGGGACAACCATTCACGGTAAGCACGGCCACCGGTGAAGGCGGGGTGCTGGCGCAGCCGGATAATATCAGCAGGCAAATCAGTATCAGCCCAGCGTTTAAGCGCTTCATTTTCATGTTGTAACCTCATCACCACTTTTTGCCGTTCAGAGAGTGCAGCCTGAGTCTCGGCAGCCATGTCACGCAGTCGTGCCTGTTCAAGGTTGTTGCGTTCAGCCTGTTCGGATAATGTTTTCAGCTGGCTGGATTTTTCATCCAGCGCTGTCTGTTGTAATGACAATGTCTGTGCTTGCTGTTCGGTTAACTGACGGGCGTTGTGCAGCCGCCAGGACTGCACGCCCACTCCTGCGCCAAGCGCCATCATGATGGCCGCGATGATTATGGCGCTTTTCATGCCAGTTTCCCGCCCGCTTGCTGGTACACGGCGACCAACCGCTCGGTGTTATGCTCGCGCTGACCGTAGCCTGCTCCTGGTAGTGAGGCCCAGATATTGTTGCACCGGGTAATGGCACTGGTAAGCCGACCTTGCGTGATGTCGTCCAATGCGCGTTGTTCCCGAATCAGCTGGATGGCCAATGTATCCTGTGAGTCGGGACCGAAATCCGGCAGTGCGAGCTGTGTTTTGTAGGCAGGCCAATAGCGATAAAGCTGCTGATAACGTCCGGCAGCGGTGGAGCGCTGTCCCTGTTTGTTGAAGATTTTTCCTGGGCGGCCATTGGCGAATGGATGGTCGTGGTAGTCGGTGAAGATCTCCGGTTTGCCGTCAATCCCGGTCACAATCACATCGTAGCCACGATTACGGGTGAGCGGGTGTGTCGCGGTTCCTTCGGAAAAGGCTAACATGTCCAAAAATGCAATGAGATTCGGGTTATTGAGCATCGTTATGTTTCTCCGGTGTGTTTTTTTTCCCCAGTTGGCGAACACGGCGTTGAATAAGCAGTTCAATCGTCTGGTAGCCAGCGATGCCCAGTGCGGCACCGATGCCGTTGATAGCGACGGGGGATAGGTCGGGGAACTGCACCAGAGCGATGCCCGCCATCATTGAGACAAAACCTCCCAGCATCACGCGACCAATAAATAACCGCAGTGTGATGGGCTCACTGCTCGCCAGCACTTTGCCGACGGCAATGAGTGTGCCGATGATAAATAGAGAGACGATGCTTTTATCTGTTTCATTCAT